CGCACATGTGCAAATAAACTGCACAAAAGAGCAATAAACACCCATAAATGCGCCCAAATGAGGGCAATACAGCCGATTCTAGGGGGTTTTGACCACCGAGCAGGGTGATCATAGCGGCCGATGGGGAAGCTATGCTTAAATCGGCTTGTAGAGTGATATAGACGCACAGTGTTTTTGCCGTAACCCTAAGTAATTACGGATGGGAGAGGCACAGTAGTACAGAATAACTGTTAGGAGAGATGTTGATATACCAATGGATTTTATGTTTTAGCCCCGAGTAGAGCCAGAACGATCTGTATTGGTATTGATCTTTCCAGTAATCACAATGTATTCCCCTTTGCCTGTTCTCAAACCACTAAGGCAACTAATGTAGGCATTGTTTTTGCCTGCTGTTCTTGTGTGATTAGAGAATAGGATAGTGTTAATTAAGGTAACACCCAAGACAACGCCCCAATTTAGTTGGCTAAACTGAGGCGCTGATGGTTGGAGGTTATAAGCGAATCACGTCAAGCGGGGGAAGAACATTAAGTTCCTTTAACCTGATTGGTAATCTCACCATTGGAATTACCTTATCCCAAACCTTCTTCTTCGGAGGAAGAGTAAGGAGATACTTGATTGCGTTTTCCACGGCGTTTGCGTGGCTGTCTTGTTTTCTTTCTTTATCGTATTGCATTGTATTATGTAGTCTCTCCTTAAACGGAAGGAGTTGCCGAGTATTGTCATTGCGACACCACCAATTCTGCCCACTTTAGTCTGGCTAAAATGAGCAGTGGTTGGGGATGTTAATGTCCGTAATTGCAACCGATCATGGCCAACTCTTGGCCAACAATGATTAGTTGATCAACGAATCTACAGCATCCATTAGCTTTTTGCACTTCATACTGCGTATAACTTGCAGCGTCTGACAGAACCGAATATCGAACATTGTCCATGTATTCATAATTCCTATCGTAAAGCCAAACCATGACTTCAGCTTTATTATTGAAGACTATTGGAGTAGGTGTCTTTCCACGCAATGTTTGTTCATTCACATCCACAATCCATGGCGACAACAAAGGCTCCCAATTTGTAATTGTGTTTGCGTCCTTAGCACTTGCGCCATGTGGAACAAATACTGTCATATGTGGATTATCTTGCTTGCATTCAATCCGTTTATTAAGGAACGGTTTTAATGCCATTACCCCGCTTGAACTTACTCCTGCGTGGGTAAACATTATTGTTGTTTCATAGTTGAAGTCGTTATCATATTCATCAACGTCATATTGCAACGTGACATGATGACAGTGTAACGTGCCTTGATCCACTTTGATGAAATCAAGGTAGTGACGCAACAATTCGATTCTCCATGCAGGAGATATTTTTAGTGCTTTATACATTACCATATTTGTGTGTAGTTAAATGCCATCTGAAACACACACAGGATTGTGCGCACGGAATGGGCTTTTCATCCGTTCTCCAGCCAACCCGCCGAAGCGGGATTTTATTAGTAGCAAACCAAGTAATCAACTCGGTCGCAATTGAAGATATGCCTTTGGAGTTGCTCCTCACTTATCTCCCCACTTCCATAAGCTGCGCGCGCGCAGTCAAATGGTTTATCTCCGCAACCGTTTGTTAAATCTACAACATGTCCCTCGAAAGGGGTGCGTAGCTTAATGTGATAACAGTTTATTGGCGCGGCCGCTATTATCGCCTTCAGCTTGACCTCTGTCGGTGTGTCAAAATAATACGACATGTAATACCTTCCATGCCAATCCTGTTGTTCCACTGATGAGAGAACGGCTCCTATCTGGACAACGCCACTGGCGGTGTCGTATACCTCGTAAGAGGCATTCCCATTTTCGGCATAGATAATACTGCCGTCAGAGAGGGTTATGACGTCACACACATGTGTGGAATCATTTTTATCCGACCATTTAATATCAACAATAGTAATTAGTTTCATATATGTGTATGCATCTGCATGTGCGCGGTGCAGAATCCAATCACTGCACAGATAACCAACATCGCTGGTCAGGCGTTGCTCTCCCCATTGGAGCTGAATAAGGGGCAGGAAAGTCGTGCCAGTTTATAGACATGGCTGGTCTTGTGTATTACCATGGAAGCCAATCGTCATCGCTGAATCTTGGCGGTGGAGAGTAGTCATCACTCCCATCAGGTGCTGGCAAGAACCGATCGAACGGTGAGCTTACCAGCCAATAGGCTTGCGTGTCCTCGTGGACATATCCGCCGTCGATTTCATAATAACGTCCTGCGTAAGCCCAGAGGCAGCAATCAAGAGCCGACCCAACGGCATCTAGGTGATCGCTTAATGCTCTCATTTGAGCTTTGGTAATAAGCACCTTCTCATCAACCGCGCAACGGATTGCGTGGTCAGAGAACGTGTTTCCTTCAGTCGCGAGGAAGTCACTCATGGATTCCTTTCTCAAGTCAGTCATATTCGTGTGTATTCTTGGTTCAAGCTGGCCTACCAACGTGGTAGGTTGCAGCGAGAGAAATATGACCTTTAGTTGACTAAACGGGTTTATAACACCCGAATACGTGTCTGGGCTTGGAACCAGAACTGCCGCATTACACCGCCAAAGCGGTGTCCTCTGCGAAGGAATCAAGACCGAAGCCATAGCTGGAAGAATATGTTGAGGAATGCCAAGAGCGGCAGCAACATAATCCAGTCGATTGGTGGTCGTTTCTTAACCAATCCATATTTGGCAATAAACTGTTCAACCCTTTCATCCACATTGGCGTGAATGTCAGGAACTGCTGTCACCCTTACGTCGATCACATATGGATCGCCATAAGGAGCCGACATCTCTACCACCAGCTTATCATCACAGGATATATCAATCTTCTTGTGGATACTGTCGAGAAACGTGGCTAGTTCTTCGTTATTATAGATTTGAGTTGTAGTTGTAGTAGGCATATGTGCGTGTGTGTTGTTACGTGTAATCTGAGGGGCGGCGGGTGTCACCTGACTCCCCTACTCCGCTGCATCGACTACACAGATGGAACAGAACGTCTGTGAAAAAATTCTCATAAAAAAATTTCCACTAAAAAAAATCCCTTGAGTCTGTAGGGGGTATGAGGTAATTAGGGTGCATGGATAAATATGGATACAATTGGCCGACTGGTGTGAATCAGTTGACGATTGAGTTATGGTGTTATGCGCACAGGAAGTGTAGTGTGGAGGAGAAGTGGGATCACTTTAAGAATGTGGTGGACTTGGCGTTCAACTGTGATGGGAGTGTGAGGAGAGTTGTGTGGAATAAGTGGACGAATAAAATGATTCGTAGTGCTATTGGCGATGGGGGGAAGAAGAGGTTTTTGGGTATTGCTGGATGTTCGTCTAGTGGTAAGAGTGATGGTTTTGCTTTGTATGCATTGGTAGAGTTTTGGAGTCGGCCAGCAGACACATATGTGTTTGTAATGAGTACGACTAAAGCAGACGCAAGGAAAAGGATTTGGAGAAGTGTTACGCAGTTGTATGCACAGGCACAACGGATGGGATGTCCTGGAAAGTTGGTGGATAGCCTTGGAGTCATTCAGGGTGTAAACAAGTTGGGGAAGCTGACGAGGAACAGTGGTATTGAACTTGTAGCGGCAGGTAAGGCTGAAGCAGGAGAAGCTAGTAGTGGACTGATTGGTATTAAAAGTCCTAATGTTGTGGTTATTGCAGACGAGATGCCAAACCTTGGGGATGGTATTTTGGAAGCTGCATGGGACAACCTTACGTCCAACGATCGGGTGTTCTTTGGTGGATTGGGTAACCCCAATTTGTTTAGTGATCCGTTTGCTGATTTGTGTGAGCCAATTGGTGGATGGGCTACAATTACGGAACAGGAAGAAGAATGGAAAACAAAGTATGGAATGTGTATTCGTTTCAATGCTGAGTTGAGTCCAAGGATTACAGAGCCTGACGGGGAGAAGTATTTCTGGCAACCAGATCAATTGTATTGTGATAGGATTGCAGATGCTAGGGGTGGTAAGAAGAGCAGAGGATATTATCGTTTCGTTAAAGCTTTCTGGTGTCCTGAAGGAGCAGGAAATACGATTTATCAAGAGAGTGAGTTCATTGTGAACAATGCAATGGAAGACCAAGAGCCTGAATGGGAGGGGACGCCAATTGTGATTACGGCGCTAGATCCTGCATTCACCCGTGGAGGTGATAGAGCTTACGCTGGAGTTGCCAAGATTGGTAAAGTTGGAGGCAGGGATCATTTGCATGTTTGTCAGTATAGGGGTTTGGTAGAGGATACTTCTGACAAAAAGAACCCATTATCTCATCAATTGGTGATTCAATGGAAGGAACTGGCAACAGACTGGGGAGTAACGCCATACAGAGCCACGCTAGACGGCACAGGGAGCGGTATTAGCTTCGGGCATATAGTTGACGCGCTTTGGAGTCCCGCTGTCTCTAAGGTCAATTTTAGCTCAAAGCCATCAGGTAGAAAAGCATTCTTCCGTGGTAAAGAAGTTGAGTATTACAACAAGAATAGCGAGTTATGGATTCAGCCAAAGGAGTTTATTCGTGGTGGTCAGATTACTGGCGTGACAAAGGAACTAATGAAGGAACTTTGCACACGACAATACTACTCGAAAGAAACTGCTAAGTTGCGCGTAGAAAGCAAAGACGAACACAAAAAGAATAACAATGGAGAGTCTTGCGACATTGCAGACATGTTTTTAATGTTGGTGGATAAATCTATTGCTTTAGGAATGTTTCATTCTGAAGAAGTTAAGAATGTCAGTAAGGTAACTGGCAAGAATTGGAGTAGATTAGTTAAGAAAAAGCAAATTAATGCTTGCTGTGGAAGAAAATTGAGGTAAGAACAGCCCATGTCTTTTGTCGAAAGCACACGCGAACTTGATATTATCGCAGATAATTTAAAGAGTATTAACCCCGAAACGGGTGAAGCTCCTAAAGAACGCATGGTTACGCCAGCTGGGTTACGTTCCATTCATGGTAAAAACATTAATGATGACGAAATTGGCTCCCATAACAGGGGATTGGTGCAACAAGACATGGATTTTAGTCCTCCTTTTGATGAGAAAGAACTAAAAGACAAGGGACAAGGTGAAAGATTTAACTTCAATACAGGTGAAGCAGCTGCAATCAAGAACGAAGCCGTCTCTGGTTACGTAGATATTTACAGCACACCTACTACAATCGCGCAGATTCCGTTGAAAAACGTTCCTGAGCCAATGCGTAGCATGTATGAAGCTGTATTAGCTGAAGAATTCACCACAATGGACAAGGCGAATGACTCTGCTTTCCCCACATTCCTTCAACTTTGCGACATTTATGTAACTCATGGCGTAGCTGTTGGCTACTTTGAAGACAAACAAACAATGCATTACAAGGTTGGTGGGTTAGACAGATTCAAATTCCCACGTAAAACTACCATTATTACAAGTGATATGCCCATGTGTACCTGCACTAGCACAATGAGCATCATTGAACTTTACAACAAGATTAGAGGTGATGAGCCACTAAAAGGTTGGAATAAAGACGCTGTAGTAAGAGCTATTACAACTGCGGCTGGTCATACAGATACCAAGTGGAATGAGTGGGAGCGCCTACAAGAAGACCTCAAGTGTAACGATGTTTATCTTGAGAGCGCAGTTGACATGATTGAATTGGTTTATGGTTGGGTTGTAGAGTTCGACAAGAGTGTCTCGTTCTACATTACAACTAAGAACGGTTCTGACATGAACAATGCCAAAGGCGATGAGGAATTCCTGTTTAAGGAAGTCAGTTACTATGAAAACACCAATCAAGCTTTCCAGATTTTTGCATTCACTATTGGTAACAATGCCCGTATCCACTCCGTAAGAGGGTTGGGTTATCTTATTTATCAGATCTGCAACGCAATGAACGTCCTTACCTGCAAGGTTATGGACAATGCGCGTATCGAAGGTTCAATGGTTGTTCAAGCTACAACACAAGAAGACCTTGAAGACCTTGAGATTATTGACTTTGCTGGTGGTATTGCACTACCTCCAAACATTAATCTTCCAGCTAGACCACAAGCCAACAACCTCAATAACTCTATGATTCCAGCTATTCAGCTTGGTCGTGGACTTCTTGATCGTGCTACTGGTGGATTGAGTGCTGGTAACATGATCCTTTCAAACCAACAAGATAGACGCACAAAACTTGAGGTTAGTGCGCAACTTGATTGGATTAACAAACTAAATAGTTTTGCTATCAACCTGTTCTATGGTCCGTTGGATAAACTGATGCGTGAAAAAGTAAAACGTGCATTCACGATTCGACAACCTGACCAAGAAAGCCGTAAAATGGTGCAGGAAATGAAGCAACGCTGCATGGATAGGGGAGTGCCTGAAGAGGTATTCGCTATGATTGATTATGAAAAAATCAAAGCGCAGCGTATCATTGGAACTGGCTCAAGAGTAAGCCGTGTTATGATTTATGATCAGCTGCAACAAATGTATGCAAGCATGGATGAAATTGGACGTAAGAACTTTACGTTCGATGTGGCTGCCGAGCTTATTGGCGCTGATAAGACAGTTCGTTACTTTGGAAAACCAGAGGATCAACGTCTTCCAATGGATGCTAAGATTGCTGATCTTGAAAACAACCTGTTGTTACAAGGTCAACCAGTCAATCCTATTGATGGTGAAATGCATATGGTTCACATTCCTCGCCACTTGGCAGTGCTTGAAGAATCACTTCAGGGCGTTGAAACTGGTGAAGTTGACCTGATGCAGTATGCTACAACCTTCTCTCCAGTTCATGAACACCTTACTCAAACTCTTGAAATGACTACGGTTCAACCTGAAATTCAAGAAGAGTATAACTCCTTCCTGCAAAGAGCGCAGCAAATTGGTGAAATCATTGTCAATGGTATTCGTGCTTACAATAAGCAACAACAAAAAGCTGAAGAAGAAGCTGCCGCTGCTGCTGAACAGGGTCAACCACAAGAGCAAGGTGGTAATCCAGCTGAAACAATGGAGTCTCGCATGAAGATTCAGATGCAAGCAGAGATTCATCAAGAGAAACTCCGTCAAATGCGCGAGATTGGACAGCAGAAGATCGTTCTTGAAACACAAAAAGCTATGAGCCAGATTGCAGCTAAAGATGCTGAAGCCAGAGCTAGAGTTGACAGGATCAAAGCCATGGGGCAATAAACTTTATGACAGAAGCAGAACAACAAGCGTTAGGCCGTATTTTGGCTACGCCATTATTGGAGAAAGTATTCTCTGAAATTCCACGCACTAGATGCAAGATAGATGTTGATACAGTGGAGAAAGCCGCTTTATCACAGGCTTATAACATGGGGCTTTTAGCTGGGCTAAACGCATTCTATGAACTAGCCAAAACCAAACAAACTGTAACATTAACAACAAGAAAGTTGCGCCATGAATAAAGAAGACACCGATGACGGAGGAGAAATTGAAATCCTAAAAGCAATGAATGATTCATTCCCAACGGATGATAATTATTCATTACCAGACAACACTGACCCTGTTGAACAAACACCTGTTGCTGATCCTGTGAAAAAGGATGATGTAGCTCCAGTTGTTAAAGATGATGATGTTAGCTTGATTGACGAAGCTGATGACTTCCTTGGTTTATCTGAAGAAGAGAAATCATCCGAGTTCAATGAAGATTCTTTCAATAAAGAAACTGAAGAAATGTCGAAAGGCATGGATGCTAAAGCTGGGGATAAGTTCCGTGCTTTACGTCAAGAGCTTAAAGACTATAAACAAAAACAAGTTGAGGTAAAAGTTCCTGCTGATGTTGAGGCTAAAATCAAAGAGCTAGAACTTAAAGCTGCTGAAGCAGAAGGCCTACGTCAACAAGTTGAGGAACTCAGTTCCGTCAGTGCTAAGGTTAAAGTTGAGTCTTCTCAAGAATACAAAAAGAAAGTTCTTGAGCCAGCCGTAGCCATCCTGCAAGAGTCTGAAAAGATTGCTGCTGCGCATGAAGTTGACGCTGAAGTAGTTCAAGACATTGTGCGTGAACAAGATAGAGAGTTGCAGGTCGAACTAATTAATGCTCACCTTTCTGGACTTAATGAACTTGAGAAGCAGGATCTTTATCGAATGATCTATGAATACCGTAACCTTGGTAAACTTAGACAGGATATGCTTGATAATGCTTCAACTAAACTTAGCCAGATGGAGGCTGAACAGATTGAGCAACAACAAAGACAATCTGAAGAAGAGAAAAAAGCTGTTCAACAAATTCAATCTAGTATTTGGGATAAATACAAAACTGTTATTCCAGGATTTACTAATGAAAATGGAGAGTCCACTGAGGACTGGACAAAGCTACGCAATAGAGCGTTGTCTATTGATTTCAATAAAGCTGCTGGCAAAGACAAGGCTTATGCTGCATTTGCTGGTGTTGCGCTTCCTCATGTAATTAAAGAGCTTAACAATGCCAAGAAAATGCTACAGGAGCTTACAGGTAAAGAGGCTAATGAGATTCTGCGTAGGCCTAAACTTGGTCAACCAGTAGTTGAATCAACGGAGCCTGATGACTTCCTTACTGCAATGAGAAAAATGAAATTTTAATTTTTGTAAAATAGTTTTTGACACATGCTGCTTTTTATGACAATTGTCTCTCGAACTGTTCGAGGTGCATGGTTCTAAAAAGCAGCATTTTCCGTTGGCTCGGTCGTTATCCGTTCTAGTAGTTACTTCTACAGAGGTTTTCCTCAGTGGTATTTTCTTCTTAAACTTTTAACTTATATAAAATTATGGCTAACGCAATTAATGACTGGTTGCTCCGCGAGTCGGGCAGAATCACCCCTAATATTAACCAAAAAATGATGGCTAAGACCACGCCTTGGCTCACCCTGCATCTTCGTGAAGCATGGGAAGAAGGCATGGGTAGCGTTCATAAAACCTTCGTGTTTGATCGTGCTCAACTTGTTGGCACTGCTCCTGTTGATTGGGAGAACATGTATGATGGAGAAGGTTCCACTGATGCTGGTGGAAGCTGTGTTCCTAATTCTGATGAAATTAAATTCACGCAACAAAGCCGTGATTATTCATTGCAAAGCAAAGCAATTTGGGGTCCAAATCTTTGCGTAAATAACCTTCGTAACACTTTTGTTCGCGAACAGCAAATGAAGGCTTCGATTGCCGCTCTTGCTGACCAAGCGCGTGAAACTTGGATTGAGCGTTATCGCAGTGAATACACTCGCGTAGCTGACAACAAATGCGTTACTACTTCTTCATTTGCTCTTAATGGCGGTGGTTACAACAACTATGGCTTTCCAGCTGGTGGAGCACCTGAAACGATTTCGATTCTCACCCAAGGATTCCTTAATTATGTTTATGAGTATCTCAATCATCAAGGCGCACAAGACGGCGCTATGGGTATGGTTGAAACCCGTCCAGTGTATGGCCTTGTAACTAGTGCTCGCACTAGCCGCAACATCATCATGGAAAACGCTGATATTCGTGAAGACTTCCGTTATTCGTCTCAAAACGAAAAACTGCTTGCTCCTATGGGCGTTAAGTGGAACTACGCTGGATTTGTTCACCTTATTGATGACAAGACTCCGCGTTGGAATTGGAGGGTTGCTGATACTGCAACTGGTGCTGTTACTGTTGCTTCTGGCGTAGGCACATTGACTCTCAGTGTAGCAAATACCGCACTTACTATTGGTTCTCAAGTATTTATTGCTTCTAATACTTACCTTGTTAAAGCAATCACGAGTTCTACTGTTTTTACTGTAACAGCAACTAATGGCGGTGTTCCTACTGCTCAAACTGCTGCTGTGTATAGCGCATGGCTTAAAGTTCCTGAGTTTATTAAAACCGCTGGTGAAAACCCAGTTGTTATTCCTAATCCTGCTTGGCTTACTGCTGCATATGAAGACTCTTATATCTTCCACCAAAAAACTGAGGTATGCTTGATTCCTAAGCCTATCACTAATGTTGCTGGTGCTAAGTTTGATGTTGTCAATCATGCTGGTGAGTTCTCTTGGAAGAACTATCTGGATGAAGAGAAAAACCCTGACGGCACAATTGGTCGTTTCCGTGGTGTTCTTAGCTCTGGCACTCGTCCTGATAATCCAGAATTTGGTATCGTAATCCGTCACAAAGCATGTTACAATAGTTTCGGTTTTGTGCATGATTGCAGCACTCTAGGATAATGTTTATAGCTCGCCTCCCTCATGACCTGAAATCATGGGGGAGGTTATCTCCCTACGGGGAAGAATTTAGCCAACTAAACCGCTATGAATCTCTACGTTGACCTTGCTACTAGACGTATCGTCTT